GTCTTCGGAACCCTCACTGGGAACATAGTCGGAAACTCCAACGTTTTCGGGAACATGGGACTTGCTTTCGGTGACACATCCATTTCGAACGTTCTCGTAGGCGATCTAACGGTTTCTGGGAACCTGGCAATTGGCGGGAGTCTCAGTTTCTTTGGTATACCTACAACTGTAGGAGGAGCTCTTTCGGACGAAACAACAACTCTTACTACATCTAATAAGATATCCATACGAGCTCCATTTCCTTTTACAATAAGACCTGGAACAGTTCCTTTATTCAGTCTGAATCAGCTTCCAACGGTTACTACTCCATGTATATTTGATATAGGAGTTGGTGCTTCAGGGACTTCGATTTACAGTACAAGACCCCAAATTACAAGTACAAGCACATCCAATGTTTCTGCGAATAGTGGAGTCCCAGGAATTCTTACGGGCACTATTTCTGTCCCCCAATATTCCATCATCACTGCTAATGTTTTCCAAGTTGGGTCAGGTACTCCCACTGGGGCGAAGTTTGTTATTTATTGTCTATGATACTATTAAATGCCTGTTACTTTTTTGGTGAATAGGAATGTTCAGGGACTTCCTCAATTAGCTTCTACTATATTAGGTACAGCTGCTACAAACACATATGCAACTGTTGCCGATGGAGCAGGTAATATTTACACGTGTGGAAATTATACTTCAACAAGTTTTGTAAATATAATTAACGGTGTACAGGGTTCGGCTCCGTCTGGAACTACATGTACTCTTCCTGTGTCAGGTTCGACAGGATCTGTAGCTTCTGCTTACTTGATAAAGTATAATAGTTCAGGATCTGCACAGTATTCTATCAGTGTAATTACATCTTCCGCGTCCGGTGCATATAACGTAATTTTAGATCCCACTGGAACCTTTTTGTATCTAGTGATTAATTACAATAATGGCACATCTACACTCGCTGTAACTGGACCGGCTACGAACACATCGGGGACTGCCGGTTCTGCGAGTGGATGGATTTTACCAGGCCAAACAAATTCAGGAGTGAACGCAATAGGTATAATCAAGATTTTAGCATCTACAGGAGCTATACAGTGGACTGCCGCCATAGACTCTGCAGGAACCGTTGGATCTGGTTCTGAAACTGACTATGGTCTAGCGGTTGATTCAGTTGGTAACTTGTACCTATCAGGAACTTATTCAGAGCCTTCGGCTGTAGGTCAAGTATTTTTGTATAATGCAGCCGCATCAGCCGGAGTTTCTACAATTTCTTCTTACAATCTACCTGCACTTACTTCATCTTCAAGTATATCTGCATCGTTCCTTGTAAAGTTTTCTTCTGGTGGTCAGGCCGTATTCGCCACACCAGTACTATTGAATACAATAGCTTCCAGTGCGTCTACTTCCTTCAATTGTGTAGTTGACCCCACAAACACATATGTTTATGTAGTAGGGTCGTACACGAGCCAGGCTGGGACAATGCCAATTTTTCAGGTTTCTGGTTTTACGGGAGCTCAAGCCGGATCCAATGCTTTACCAATTTCGGCCGGTTCAGCTGGAACCGGATCCGCCAGTGCAGGTTTCATAATAAGATACACAACTGCTGGAGCTTATTCAGCTTGTTCTACACTTGGGGCTGCCGCGAGTGCTACAACGTATCTTGCAACTGGAAATTGTCAATACTATGGCTTAGCAATTGCTCCAAACGGAAACATTTACGTAGGAGGTTCCTATATATCAACAAGTTCAGTGACCATAAATAATACATCCAATACTACACCAACGACGACAGTGACTGTTCCGATCCAAACTACTACTCAAGGTGTAGCTGTTCTTGTCAAGTATACACCTGCGTTGGTAGCAACATACGCCTCTGTTATAAATCCGGCAGCAACTGCGAGCACTTTGCCAGTGATTTATTCAGTTGCAGTCGATTCGAGCGACGTGAACGTCTTTATTGCTCTTAGGTACAGTTCGACGAACGCGGCCGGTGTGAATGTTTCTAATTATTTTACAACAGGAACACCTGGAACAAGTGCTGTAAATCTTCCAGTCACTGTAAGTACCTTTACAGCAATGTCAATGGTAAGATATTTCCTTGGAAATCCTCTCAATCAGATAACCATGCAAAATACTGGTACAGTTGGCGTACCAATGTCAGTTACCATAGATCCATCGAATACATCTCTCTTGATGTCTACAAGCTATCAGAATACTGCAGCAATGGCAGTACCGAATTCCAACGGTACTACTGCATTCTCAACCGTATTAACTGCTACTGTACAATCTGGTATGTTTCTCAAAGTATCTTAGAAAGTGCTTCAATCTGCTCGTCGGTCAAAGAGTCCGGATACTGAATCGAAAACTGAAGAAAAAGATCACCGGCCCCTAGCCCCCGCCCCCGTATCATGTACTTTTTATGGGGCTTTACAAGTTTCGAGGTGTACTCGATGTCCCCGTCAAAGTGTGGTATCGTAATTGTTTTACCGACCAAAGACTCCTTCAAGGTCAAAGTCACTGGAAAAATGAGATTGTCTCCTTCGAGACCGAAATGACTTCCTTCGGTTTGAACCGAAATCATCAAAGAAATATCAGAGTTTACTCGGATTACAGTTCTATTCGATACTTTCGGGGGGACTTTCACAATTACTTTATTATCTTTTTGGGTGAAGCCCCTCTGAGAACAACTGGAACATCCAGTTCCTTGTCTCCCTTGACACTGGGGACACGGAGCCTGGAAAGGGCCCATTTGAGCTATGCCCCTTCCACCACAACCTTTGCAAATACAGTCGCGACACGGAGTTTTTTCATGCATAGTCAGTGTAATATCAGTTCCAAAATATGCGTCCCGCAATGATATATTTGCAGTGTGACTAGAACCTGGTCCACTTGCACCAAACCCACCAAAGGGAAACGCCCCAGCGGCCCCTCCAAACATGTTTTTGAGCATTTCTCCGATATCAGGACCTCCGGGACCCTGCTGTGCCTCTTCTGGCTTTGTGATTCTATCATAGGCTCCTTGGATCTCTTTGAATTTTTCTGGATCCCCTCCCTTGTCAGGATGGTTTTTCATTGCGAGCTTTCGGTAGGCCTTTTTAATATCATCTTCAGATGCACCTCTTGTAACTCCAAGAACTTCGTACGGATCACTCATCTTGTCTTACCACCTTCTTTTCTTTTAAAAGACTGAACCTCTGAAAAGAGAAGAAGAACCATGTCAGCACAGGATTTTAGTGATTTTATATTTGATATCAAGCAGAAAATAACAGACGAGGAATACAAAAAACTTATGGAACTGGGAAGTGAAATATTCAAAAAACAAAAGTGCCAATTTTACGAGTTGACTCACCTTGTTCCTCGACTCGAGTACACAAACTTTGATGATGATGACGATGATGAAGAATATTATAAGCTTATTATGAAACCAACCAAGACTATTATTCAGGTTGGAGACGTNTTTACCGAAAAGGTGATTGAAAATATAAAAACCGAACTGAATGAAAATATGTATTGNGAGGTTGAACTTTCCGAGTCGGGTCCAGATTTACTGAATAACACCATGGATGACCAGATACGAGTACCGGCCTATCACGTAATTGCGATGCAGGCCCTTACTTCTTTGAGTACATCTGTATAAACCTATTTCTGGTCGGTGAATTCAATGATTTCATGTAGACCTTCTCTATGTACTTTTTGTTTATGTTTCTGTCTGGGTGCCATCCGCTCTCCTTGATAAGACGGTCCAGTATTATACGCATAGTCACTTTACTCTTATTCTCAGTCTCGAGAATTTTCTTTACATTCTTTCTTAATTTCCTTTGAATAGTGGAAATCATATCAGCCTTTAATTGTGACATTTTAACACCTGGAATTGCGTGACGGTTGGCATACTCTTTAATGTTCTTCTTGGTACGTGACTGCAGACTCTTGAATTTTGAAGCCTGGATGAGAAGCTTTTCGGCGCGTGTCATCTCGGTCTTTTTGTGGACAGGCTGAAGTACAGGCGTAACTGCTTTACCCTTTACGAGATCTATGAGCTGTTTCTTTGTCATGTACTTTGTGTAGTGGATTCCCTTCTTGGAATACATGTTCATAAGCTGATCACGTGTGTACCCTTCGGCGATTCTGGTACCTATGCGGATGCGCTGCTTTGGTGTCCCAGATTTGAAAACTTTTATAGGGCTACCGACCATAACGATAGGAAGCTTTGCAATGGCTTTTGCTGATACTGGGGAAGGGGCCTTGGAAGGGCCAGCTCTTTGGGCCATAATATTCGCCATTGCTTTTTTGTTTGCCATTGATTCATTTCCTAATTCATGCATATACATAGATTTGAGATTCAGGTACCGAACACGTTCAAGCTTATCAAGAACTGGTCCAGTTACCTTTGGTGGGCTCCGGTGTGTCTTGGTGGGAACCCTGTTCGAGCCAGCCACAGTAGGTAACACGAGAACTTTGGGGGCCGGTCGTGGTTTCGAAGGGTTGTATTTCGCAATGATAGCAGCCAATTCCTCGCGAGTCATTTTCTTTGGTGGCATTTACTTTGGACTCAGAAAAAAAACGCAATTAAGGATACAAGACACTAAAATACAAATGAAGGTCTTTTGTTCTTCGGCTGATGAGTTTTCGGGTTACAGTGAGTACCTTTCTTCCAAGGGTTTCAATGATGTTGAGTTGGTACCGAGTGTAGATCAAGATTTTGTGACACTAGTGAAATCCGTAGTAGCTCCCAATGTTTCCGAGTATACAATCCGAAAGATCCTTGAAATGCATGAGTGTTTTTCGGGCCCAGGAAAGGATGGAGGCATCTACATTACTGAACAAGTAGGATTCGCTGACCAGGCTTTTTCGAAAACCAAAGAACTCAATGGCTCATTTTTCGTTCCTTTGACTATGGGTACGATATACAAGGCTATTCCAAATGGAAAGCAAGCAGAGACAAACTTTTTTGGACCCATTGATTGTTTCGTATACTCTGCGGATTTTGCCAAGAAGTTTGTTGAAAACGTAGATTTTCGTCAGCCATTCGATGTGATTTCGATGGCTATGCTTGCGACCCCGGCACCTTTCAAGTTTGTCCCAGTGGCTGAACGTATGGACTACAAGTCTCGAGCGAAGGACACATATGAAGGATACTGGAGTTCTTTTCTGCAGGGGTACCAACCAACATGCCTTGCCTATGATACTATAAAAACTGAATATATGGATTTTATCACGAAAAAACATCGCGTAGAAGAATATTACAAGAATACATACGGTCTACCTATTCAGACTGGTGGGGACATTAGGTACATTCGTGAAAGGCATGATGCAATTAAGGACCTGGAACCAATAATAGAACAAGAAGAATGCGAGTCCTCGTCACAGGATCCTCCGGTTTCATCGGAAGCTACATGATCAAGAAGCTTATGAAAGACAAGCCGGACTGGGATGTTGTAGGTATAGAGCGTCTATCAGTATCTGGTAATCAGGAACGTCTCCGTCGTTTGGACCTATCTAAGTATTCATCGGTTCTGCATGATTTACGCAACCCAGTGAGCGACTATCTGATTGAGACGACGCTCGGTAAAAACTTTGATTATATTATTCACATTGCCGCAAGTAGTCACGTAGATCGCAGTATTGAAGACCCTATGAGTTTTGTTTTGGATAATGTAGTGGCCACTTGTAACATTCTCGAGTTTGCTCGCAAGTGTACAACCCTCAAGAAGTTTGTGTACTTTTCTACCGATGAGGTTTTCGGCCCAGCACCACCAGGAGTCATTTACTTGGAAGGAGACCGATATAACTCAACGAATCCTTACTCAGCAACAAAGGCGGGCGGAGAGGAACTCGCAGTCGCGTACCGTAATACGTATAAACTTCCAGTAGTAGTCACGCATACAATGAATGTCTTTGGGGAGAATCAGCACCCAGAGAAGTTTATTCCAAAGTGCATCGAATATGCCAGAACCGGTCAGACTCTCCAGATTCATACGGATGCAACAAAGACAATTCCCGGGTCCCGTTTCTATGTTCACGGTGACGATGTTGCGGACGCAGTTCTGTTCGTTTTGGACCTCGATGATTCAGCCGAAGAAATGTGCCCCAAGTACAACATCGTAGGCCCAGAGGAACTCAACAATTATGAACTGGCTCAGATGATTGCAGGAATTGTTGGCAATCCTCTCAAATATGAGTTTGTCGATTTTCATTCAAGTCGCCCTGGTCACGATCTGAGGTACGCAATTTCAGGCCAAAAGCTCAAGGAGCTTGGGTGGGCTCCCAAGTTTACTGTGAAGCAGAGACTAGAGGAGGTTATTACCGGAAAGCCTAGGGTTTTTTAGGACTACCAAGGGTAGGCGTCCCATAGACCCTGAATTTTCCACTTGATAGGATACAAAGGTTCCATGGAAAATATACCAGTGTGACTCGGAATATCAAGAAGTAAATGAAGTCCCCACATATATCTGGATGTACCTTTCAAAATAAAAAGAAAAAGAAATGAATGGGGAACCTTATAAAATACATCATATGCAAAACGTTCTTCCCAGGGATTCTGTGATAAAAGAAGTAAAGCCATAGGAAAGTCCGGAGCTACAGACCAGAATGACCAAGTACCAGTTACGATTCTATTTAATATAATGTGACCGGCCCAGAGCATATAATCAATGTGCGACTTTTCTCTTTAGTTAAACTTCTGGACCAGTCACAAGGATGAACCTAGAGATTTTTGTGATTTTCCACAAGAGTCTTTATTGGGATATGTACAAAGATCTTGATCCAGATGAATTTGATTGCTTACGGTTCATAGCAGTCAATGAAAATATACCTAAAGAATGGGACGAGACCAGATTCCCGAACGTAATCAAGGAATGGGAACTTCCCACGTATGACCCCAAGTGGCAAGAGGAAAACTGGGCCAATGGTGGTACAAATCACCATATAATAATGAATCGCCTCATAACAGCAGAATGGTCAGGGTTTGTCCAATATGACATGAAATTTCCAAAAGGGTCTGTGAGGGAGCTTTACGGGCTTATGAGGCGTAATATAGGTGTATCAATAAAAACAATGAACTTTGTGAATCTCATAGGAACGAGTACATACGGATTCCAGGAGTTTCCTCTTTACAATTATGCTATATCCCAGCTCGACGCTCTCAAAAGTCCAAACTTTCCTTTGTACCACGTGTGCTTCATGGCAAGTGATCATTGGTACGAAATCCAATCTAGGCTCTTAGATATTGACCGAAATCTCTTTACTTTTCATAAAAGACCAGGAGATCCGTGGTACAGGTTCCCAATCACTACCGAGAGAACTTTAGCGTTGGCCTGTGCAAGTATACTCGATGATATTATTGAGTACCGAACAATTACACATGAACGTTTGGGTACTTAAAGTAATAAAGAGCTTATACCAATAATGGTCTTTTTAAGCGTTGCTATTTGCTACTGTGGAGAACAACGCGAGTTTGGAAACCTGATGTGTTTTTTGAGCGAGGTTATTGATCCGGAAAAAACTGAAATTGTAGTGCTTGTTGATACTACCAAGGTTGGTACAGAATTTGGAGAACTTCGTGAAGAGTATCCTCATGTAAAGTTTTTTGCTCGGGATTTTGATGGAAACTTTGCGGATCACAAAAATTTCCTCGGTGAGCAGTGCCAGGGCCAGTATATTTTCAATGTAGATGCAGATGAGATGCCCAGTGAGATCCTATTGAAGAATCTCGAGTCTTATGATGGACCCCATGATCTTCTCGTATTACCTCGAATTAACGTGTGTCCCGGGTACACACAAGCTTTCCTTGACAGATGGGGATTCAAGCTGAATGATGCTGGGTGGATAAATTGGCCCGATTGGCAAGGACGTTTTTACAAAAAGGATCTGAAATGGCAAGGAAAGGTTCACGAGAAACTTACTGGATACAAGAGTGCTGCACACCTGGATGCTGACCCTCGCGTAGCTTTACTTCATATCAAGGATGTAAAGCGTCAGAATCGTCAAAATGAAGGTTACGCCCTTTTGACCGAGTTGAATTCCTGATCAAGAAGTACTTGATCAAATGGTAATCCCTTGATGCGAGCTTTGAGTTTCAAGAGTTCGTAAACCTCATCTTCATACAAATTTAAAAAAAATTTCTTTTTTTCATGGAGTCCCTGGAAAGGCCCATCGGGTTCTAATTGAGACTGACAAACAGGCCACGTGACCCTTCTCAGAGACTTGATTTCTACTTCAAGGTCTGTCAGCCGCGGGATGATATTCTCTTTGAGGAGGGTACGGATATCCCTCAGAACCTGGTTTGTATCTTCCATTTAAGATTATAATGACTTGTAACCTTAAATGTTTGACGTGCTTATGGAACTAAGGGCTCTTAGACAGACTGGCCTGAGTCCCAAAGAATTGTGGCTCCTCTTTATAATTGTTGTTATTCTCGTTGATAGATATGTCAAGACTCAACAGGATATCGAATGGGTAAATAATAAACTTTTAGAGATGGCTAGCAGCCCCCGAACCTCCCTGAAACCGACTGTTCAAACTGAATCCCAGCGTCCGATTCAACCATCGACCGAACAAGCTCTTTGAATGAGATCCTTGGATACCAAGAAAGAAGTCGAGCAGCATCCGAAGAGTCTCCAATAAGTAAATCGACTTCGGCTGGCCTCACAAATTCTGGATCAGTAGTTATAATGAGCTGACCAGTCTGAGTGTCGTATCCATCGTCTCCTTCCCATCTAAGAGCAATACCACGTACTTTACAGGCCTCTTCTACAAAATCGCGAATAGTATGAGTCGTCCCACTTGATATAACAAAGTCACGGGGGTCCGGATACTGCATCATCATCCACATTGCCCTCACGTAATCTTTCGCGTGACCCCAGTCTCTCTTTGCATCCAAGTTTCCCAGAACAACTGGTGGATTACAGAGCCCCTTGGTAATTTTACGAGTCACGAAATTTTCGCCTCGGCGTTCGGACTCGTGATTGAATAGAATACCACAATATACCTGGAGGCCCCAAGACTCCCTATAATTTTTACAAATCCAATGAGCACTGAGTTTTGAGACTCCATATGGACTTCTCGGATAAAATGGAGTAGATTCATTCTGGGGAACCTCTTGGACTTTTCCAAACATTTCAGATGTACTTGCTTGATAAAATTTGATCTTGTCCTTCATTGGACTCTGTCTTATGGCCTCGAGCCATCCAAGAACACTCATAGTATTCACTTGGAAAGTCCACGAAGGTTGTTCGAATGAGGTGTGAACATGAGACTGCGCAGCCAGATTATAAATTTCAATAACTTTAGAGCCTGGTCCTATACGATTCAAAATTGCATTATTTGACATGACATCACATGAATCACTCTCGATGAGTTCTATTTCCTGCAAAAGGGCTGGAGTCAGACGAGACAAATTGGGGCTACTTGTTCTGCGGATAATTCCGTATACTTTATAATTCTGTTCAAGAAGATACTCTGCGAGATAACTTCCATCTTGTCCAGTAATTCCTGTTATTATGGCAATCTTTTCCATTTCTTTTAAAGAGTACGTTATCTTTAAAAGAAATGTGGCTCTTCGTGGGACCAACGCCACTCGCTGGTATAGGTCAAGTTGTATTGAAATACGCAGAAATGTCTAAAGGAGACTGGATTCAGTTTGGGAATACGACGACAACACGATATGATGATGTGTTTGTGTTTTTATTACCAATCGAAACGAATATAAAGTTGGTCCAGAACTACTACGAAGGGGTCGGAAAGAGACTTCACGTCATGACTATATGTGAAACTTTTCCGGTCCACCCAGAATACTCTAAGATCTTTGAAACATTCCCAAAAGCTACTCATATAACCCCTAGTCAATTTTGTGCAGATATCTTTGAGAAACAATTTGGGGCCAAGCTCGAAGTTGTACCTCTCTGGTCACCTGAAAAAGAATGGAAACCAGTTGAGAAACACGAGCCTTATACATTTTATACCATAGGAAATATTGTCGATCCGAGAAAAAATATAGATGGTCTCATTCGTGCATTTATAAAGTGCGATTTCCCGCAAGGAAGTGCCAAATTACTTCTAAAAGCAACATGTAGTCGTGATGTTCAATTAGATATACCAGGAGTACAGATTATAAATGGGCTCCTGAGCGACAATCAACTTGAAAGACAAGTTCATTCAAAGTCCCATTGTTATATAAACTTTAGTCATTCTGAAGGGGTAGGTATGGGTGCAGTCGAAGCTGCTCTCAGAAAAAAACCAGTTATTGTCACTGACTTTGGAGGGCTTAAAGAGTATGTTTCGACGCCATTTTTAGTCAAATGCTCGGAGACCAAAATTGGTATAGATGATTTTTTATTTAGTGCAGACATGACATGGGGCGAACCTGACATCGACCAGCTCGTTATGTTTATGAAAGAGTGTTTCGATAAGAGACTCGAGTTCCAGGACCATCCAGAGACTATTGAAATGATGACCCGGGCAGCTCAGTCTTTTCCGTGACGGGTGCAGAAGCACTTGTATTGAGGATTCACTTTGAACTTGCAAGGTTTACCGTCATTCGTAACTGCCTTGCATAGCTGGGGATCCTTCGCGAGGGCCTTCTTTGGAACTTCTGAGAGTAATATTATCGTTCGGCGCTGGTCCCTGTACTTGATCATATTTTCGCGGAAACGCTGGAAACTCTCGGCTTTGTTAGGTTCGATCATTTAGTGGTGGTGTCTTTACGTCCAAACTCTTGGACAAGTTCACAAAACAAAATATTTTCTTTGATATTCACCAGGGTCCTTTCAAGTGTTCTTTTATTGTTGGGATGACTCTTGTCTACTCGTGTCATCACTGGGGTCCACGTTTGACCATCGAACGCACACTCACAAATAGACCCCTCTGCGCCATTATAAAATTCTTGGACTCGTTCGAACCGAGAATCATTCTGTATGCATAGATATCCTTGATGCAAAATAAAGTCAACGGTGCACTTTTCCCTCGGTTTCCACTTGAAGAGGGTTCGATGGGTACCCATTCTGATTTCTTCATCGACTGGAGTGAATATGAGACCATCAGTCGTTTTTCCCAGATGAATATGAGAAATACCAGACAACTCATGCATTGGTTTGACCTTGATGTTAATTCTGGAAGGTACTATAATCTTACATAAAGATATGGCTCTAGAAAGTCTCGTCACAAGATCCATCTTTCGGAGATCTTCGCCTTGTATGCAAACTGCATCGTGAACTATAAAAGAGTCTCCTATAAGTTCACCATCCAGTAAAGTGTCTCTTGGTATGGTAAGTGGCCAAATTGTAAACTGGAAAGATCTATTCACGAGAGCGCATATTTTTCTATTTTGGGAATCTGTAAAACACACAAGAAAATGGCGGACCCCATCCGTTTTTTCACACACAAGGTACCTCTTGTTCCGTAGGATCCTAAAATGGACCCGCTCGATCGAAATAGGTTGAGGGCCCGGAAATCGATCGATATTGTTGGAGTTCCATTTACGCAAAATAAACTCCTGGATCTCCCTTTGCATTTGGATATCGAATGTTTATTTTATAAAGCCTTCCAACTTTAACCTGTCCACAAAACTTTATTTTAGGGCCCAGTTCGGATTCCCATGCTCTCTAAGATATTTCCTTGACACTCATATGAATAGTGACACACTACAGCATCTTGTGTAAGGACCCCAGTTTTGATTTTAAGTTTTTTGAGCTTCGTGAGAATAATTGTATCTTCTGTTATCTTTGTGTCATCTTCTCTGAGTTTTTTGAGGAGGGCCTTACAATCAAGTGCGTATACCCTTGCGTCTTGCGTGTGTTCAAGATACTCTGAGATTCCTGGGGCTAATTCCTTTTGTGTCACTGAAACGTTAAACTTGAGGGCTCGTTGATGAACAGGCTCAGTTGACTTTTCCAGAGTCTTTTTCTTGAATTGGGACCAATCAACTCCCTCAAGGACCGTGGGGACAACAAGAGCTTTTATATTTTCTGGAAAGTCTGCAAGTAATTTTGTTATAGTTTCTGCGCTTATTGAACAGCCATAGTCTATAAAAAGAAACTTATCACTTGCCTTTATATTCTTTTGGATATGGGAGTTATCGGTATGAAAATTAATAGAAAGTTGTACATTATTATTCATGCAAAACGAATGTATAAGCATGAGTGAGTGCAGGGTCGTTGTACATATTGAACTACTCTTTGTGACTACGTAAACCGAGAGGGTCATTTATCTTAGTAGCCTTCAAGGCTTTAACTTTCCGGTAAAACGAAGATTACCAATGTGTCCAAGAACTGTAGTTACATCCGCAAAAATCTGCCCCCCGATTTGCTGCCATCTCCTACAAAACGCATAATCTTCTGAAAGGTACCGCCTATTTACGGGATCAATCATGCAATCAAAAATAGCACAATAATTCTCTAGATCCTTATTTTGATGATCATTCTTGCACATAAGCTCTGGGTATGCCTTGTACATCTTTTCAATAACTGCCCGTCGGATACACATAAACCCTGTAGGTCCATCGAGAACCTCTGTGAATCCATCTACTAGAGCGCTCTTTTCGTATTTGAAGTTTGTTACAAGGGAACTAGATACTCGTTCGAGTGGTTTTGTACCATTCTCAAGTACCTCCTTCTCGGCCTGTTCCCACATAATCACCTTTTTGGGATAACAAGCCACAGATACTTCGTGACCACTCTCAATGAGCCTCAAAAGAGATTCTGGGCTAAAGTGAATGTCGGCGTCGATGAAAACAAAATACTCTGCATCGGACTTGTAAAGGAATCGAGCAATGGATATACACCGTGCCCTCGTAATAAGAGATTCATTCTCTGTAGTGTCCAAGAGTATCTGGTATCCCTTCATAGCACACAGACGTTGAAATTGTAAGAGACTCTCTGCGTATTTTTGGAGACACAGACCCCCATAACACGGGGTACTCAGGAATATAGTCTTGGACATTCTATTGAAAAAGCGTTCAAGTCTTTTAATTGAGAAGTTTCTCAATCTTCACCAGCGTCGGTACCGAAATATCACATAGAGCTGCAATTGTTGCCCTAGAAACATCATATTTCATCTCGGATAGATACTTGTAAACAACAGCAGATACTATACCCTTTGGCGTCTTCCCAAGAAGTTCGGGCTTTTGTTCAGCCTCCCTGCATGCATTTATGATACGCATACGCACTCGGCCCCGGCAGTCATCGGGAACACATGTGACCGAATTGAATATCCTCTTGACTATATCCGCAGCCAACGCAGATTCACCTAGATCCTCTCCAGTCACCTCCCTAAACATATCACTTGTTCTTGAAAGGTCCCTTACAGCAATCCCAAAAGCCTCCGAGACCTCAGCTGTACTCCGAGATACCCCCTCCTTTTTGCAGGCCCATATAAGACAATTTGCTTTGATTCCAAGCCTGATCGCACCTCGGGTCAGTTTCTCTTCATTGAATTTACGGTATATTATTTTTGCATAATTTGTAATGTGATCAGGTATCTTCAACTTCGCAGAAACTGTTTGGAATTCACAGTATGCGTGATGCAGAGCCCGATCCCTGTGATTCATAGACGAATGAAAATTAATCTTGGCCATTTTTTGACAATTTCGCCCCTTGATAATTGTGCCGACCCCCCAAGCATCGGAGTAAAGACTGGTATTTTGGGGCATACCCACTCGGCACATATCAGTCCCTCCATTTTCATCAGGACCCCCAAAAATCCATTCAGGCTCTTCAGATAAAAAACAAGAATCCACTATTCCGCAAACTGTACATGTGGGAAATTCATACTCATAAGATTTTACTCCCCCACATGAACAGAAGTATTCTGTTGATTCTTTCGGTCGTTCTTGTTGGACCTGAAGTTGTTCGAATTGGGCCCACACAAGTGCCTCGACCATTTTTGTGTTCGTGACCATTCATAAGTACCTGCGCGTGTTCACAACATTTATTTTTTATTTGCGTACTTTAAATGGAAGAAGTTGCTGCAGCCGCACCCCCAGTGAAGATTGGTACATCTCTTATTTCTGTTCAGAATGTTGCGATTGTTTTGATACTAGCAATTATTGCCATGTTTGTTTATAATAAGTTTTTGGCCCCTAAGAAGAAAAACTCTTCTTCTTGAAATACCATAAAGTAGCTATACCTAGTAAAACAAGTATCAAGAACCACTTACCAAGTGTACGTTTCTCCTTGACTTCTGGTGGTTTGGGTATCTTTACAGGAATTGGTCTCGGATCTGGTTCTTCACTATGAAGGTGTTCTATTTCAGTTACTTGAACATCAGGTTTTGTTGTGACCCTAAACATAAGTACATTATCCTCGAGTCCCTGGAAATTTATAAGGTTCGCATCACTATCATACCAAGCTATTGACAAACGAGTAATCTTGGAAATAGGAGGATCGTACTCAACTACAACTGGATAATCTGAATTTTTAAAAATTTTTACCGAATTTGAAGGTACATCAAGTGTCAATGCAGTGAACATATTTGTGGTTGTCTTTCCGGAGAGCGGCAAAGAACTCAGTTCATTGAGGCCCATATTCCGGAACTCTTGGACATCCACGAATATATAATCGTTTTTAGAAAAGTCGGCAACTGTAGTGGATTTGATGTATTGTTGTGTACCAAGGGGAAGTATACCGATAGTATCTTGAGCCTGACCGGTCACTTGGGGATACGGTAACATTGTTATAGGGACCCCAACCGGAAACCCAAGGAGACGAGCAAGGTCCGATGAATTCACAGTGATTGTGATTGGATCCGCCTGGTTCGAATAAATTATGTAAAGACCTTCGCTTGGTAGCCACTTGATATTGAGAATCGCAATTGAAGTAACGACCTCAGTGAGGATAGGAGCCGTTATGAACGGAGATTTGAGATAAAATTTGCACGTAAAAATGCCAATGAGATCTTGTTCAGTTCCTGCGGCTGGGTAAGCAACAAAAGAATAAGGTACGTTCGGAGAAAACCCAAAAATGGCCGCCACCTCTTCTGTGTTAAAAGTAACCGTGTACGTTGTCGGGCCATCCCCTGCCGCATCAGAAAGAAATATAAATTTTTGTTCGTCCGGGAGCCAAATAACATCCGTAATATGCTGATTTGTTGCTCCGGCTGTTGGTAATCTGGCAAATACATTCGAGGCCAAATCAGCCTGTGTCCAAAGTCCCGGGGGTAAAGAGATATTATGTGTTGTGGGATTCGCAGTCGAATTTACAAAGGTTATACAGTTCGATCCGTTCCCATTGTTTGTTATATTCAGGTATGTACTGGCTGTAGAAGTTTTTGTCACGTTAGGAAACCTTTTGTAGATCTCTGAAGCCAGTTCGACCGGATCTGACCAAAATCCCGGGGGCAGAGAAATTGTATCGCTGAGGCTTGTACTTGTGAAACTAAAAGCGTTTGATCCGCTTCCGTCAAATATATTATAAATAGTATTAGGTACTCGGGCCGACATGAGTTCAACCTTTGTTATATTTTTTAGGGGAGTGAGTAGCTCCAAAGAGTATACATTTCCATTTGGGTATATTACTAGATCCCTCTTTGCCGAATTCAAGTGCAGATAGTGAGTCGGCATCCCTACTATCGACTACTAAAAGACTTTAGACTGGGCTGGAGCTGCTATCAGCATACTTCCAGCTGCGCATCTGGTCGGCAACAAACTTCTGGCCGCCACACACTCCACCTGGATTATCGCTTCTCTGGTAATAATCGGCATCAGCGCCAGGGCCTGGAACACACTTGAGCTCATTCTTCAGGGCCCAGAACATATTTGGCTCCTTGCCTGTACCAGTCGTGTTGATATCAGCCATAGAGAAACGGGAGACCCCTGAGAGTAACTTGGGGAAGAAAAGTTTAACGAAAACAAGTGCGAGTAAAATCAGGATGATAGTCTCTTTGCTGGAACCGTGAACCATTTTATTCTGTGCATAGAAAAATTCCTAGGAAACTCGCGTTAAAGATATCAACTTCATTTCTTTAAAGATTATAGAAATGGACTTTGATGACCTTGATGATGATGAGCGTCAGTTGATGGACGAGATTAATTTTGTTCAAGATAGTGGTCCTCGTGTAGTCCGTAAGCCCCCACCTTCCAGGGCATTCAGAAGGGAACGCGCGAGTGTTAGCCAAGAAGATGAGGATATTGATGCATTTGTGAATGACGCAAAGATGGAAGCAGCAAGACCCCCACCGGTTGAGGAATGGGATGGAGGAGAGCCTCCTATGAATCACGAGCAGCCTCAGAGAAATATACCAACAGGTCCATCTGATGGGTACAAGACTATTGAAGACGAAAAGGCTGATTTACTGAATAAAATTGCCCGACTTGCCAAAAAGGGAATCCAAACGTCTGCTCGTCTGAATATTTACTCAGACATAGAGGACATTCGGACTGAGTTCAAGCGTATGTCTTACTCTGTTGAGGTTGATCAATCAGTAAAGTTCCAGAGGAGAATGCTTGTTGCTTGTGTATCAGGTATAGAGTTTCTTAATAAGAAGTTTGACCCATTTGACTTGGAACTTGAGGGCTGGTCAGAGAATGTTATGGAGTCACAGGAGGACTATGATACCGTGTTTGAGGAATTATTCGCAAAGTATCGCAGTAAGGTCGCAGTAGCCCCTGAGCTTAAGCTTATGTTCATGGTCGGCGGGTCAGCGATGATGTTCCATCTCAGTAAATCAATGGTAAAGAAGTTTGTCCAGACTCCTATGAAATTCCCTACAATGGGACAGCAGCAGCAGGCACCGACAAGTCAGCCAGGGCCCGGTAGGGATATGCGAGGACCTGGTATAGACCTTACAAGTCTCGGAGGTGGATTTGATATAGGCAGTCTTTTGGGTGCAATGAATCAGGCCGAGAGACCTCGTGAGCAACAAGAGGAGGAGCTTTCTGATATAATATCTATAGGATCTGAGGTGAAGGATCTTGAGGTCTCTTCGACTGGCGAGCCAAGACGCCGCAAGCGTTCCAAGAAGAAGGAGCTTGTTCTGTAGTTAAATTCTTAGTAATTATTAAGAATGATTCAATGGGCCCCATTAGATGAACTAGACCCTCCTCCGAAGGAAGTAGTAACACCGGCGCCTGTGTATTCTCTTCAGGTTCCACAAGGCCAGTCTGAATGTAATATCATGGTTATGATGTTCATAGGAGGAGTTCTCGCGTTGGCACTGTTAGACTCTGTCAGGGGCTAGAGAATAGTGCTGAATTTCCAAAAAGACATTCTGGAGCTGGTCCTGGACCTTTATAAGTAGAATTTCTTCTGTACCACATATTCTTAAAATTTGCCCAGTTATCAACGACATCGTGGACCTCTTTTGTACCAGGACCTCGTGTAATACGACCGAGAGCCTGTACTACATCACTTATTGGAGTCACTATAAATAGTGTGTCCAATTCGGGAATATCAAGACCTTCGCGCGCGAGACCAAAAGTTGACACAAGGGTATTGGCCCCATTTTTAAGAGCCGGTGGATCAACTGAACCCCCCATACTCAAGACCGCTCCTTCCAGAGCCTGGAATATGTATTCACAATGAGCTCTACGATCGCTGAGCACAAGGATTTTTCTATTTCTCTTCTGAGCATCTTTGATGTTCTTTACTATGAGATCGTTTCTTTCTTTTAGTTCAGTCAGTCTCGTAATATTACTGGGCATACAAAGCTTACCGAGCCTGTTTAGAGTCGGTGCTTCGGACCTAAACTGGGGACAATCAAAGTCTATACGGTTTACTATAAGTTCTCCTTCCACTTGGGCATCCATTTTGTAAAACATAGGTCCTAGAAACCAGTAAAGAATCTTTGTGAGTCCGTCTTTGCGTTCAGGAGTAGCTGAAAGACCAAGAGTATACTCTGGCTTCATTCCAAGCATAACCTGTGAAAAAGCCGGAGCTCCTATATGATGTGCCTCATCTACAATCACAAACCCAAACTGATCAAATGCGCCTTTTGGAAACTCACGAACACACAAAGTCTGTATCATAGCAATGACTATTGGCGTTCCTTCTGTTTCCCAACGGTCCCCCTGGATTCTTCCGACCTTTATTCCGGGACAAAATTGACCAATTCGTTCGGTCCATTGATCGGCCAAAATCTCCTTGTGGACTATGACTAGAGTTTTTCGTTTATATTTGGCAGCAAGAGCCAAGCCGGTTGCTGTATTATGGGTCACAGTGAAATCTCCAAGGACAAATCGATGGTTACCGTCAATCTCAAATCCATAATAGTCACCGAGACCAACTTGTTTGACTTTTATACGAGTACTAAGCACATCTTTTATTTGACGCCTTGATTCTGATCGTTTTCTAGGTATTTTGGTCGGAACATCTTCTATACCGTTTCCATGTATAGACATTACAAAAGTAGTACCTAATTTTTTTTCGCCCTTATAAGTCCAAGTTGTATTCTTCTTCTTTTTGTAACCAGAAAATCCTAAAGATCTCACAAGAAACAATACATCATCAAATAGTTTTTCAGATACTGAAGAGTATTCAAACCCACAATCACCAGTAATACACCCATCCGAATCTATGAGACCAGCAAGGACCTGGAGACGTATCTCTCGGGAATTACACTTGTATTGAATTGGAATATGTTTATTTCCTATGAGATTACATACTTGTAACTCTTTGAGCATTTTATTACTTCCCTTTTTTATTCCACATATACCGTAATCATATTGACTCGAATATCTCAGAATACACTCCCACTTTGGAAGTTCCTCTGCAAAATATTTAAGTACAGTTGAATCTTGTGAAGAAATTTTGGAACCACGACTACACCCATCTCCGAGCCAATATCCTATCATGTATGGATCGAAAGCTATTTGTCTAGTAGCAAACTCCAGAGGTACTCTGTATCCGAGTAAAGGCCCTGCTCGTTCGTGATAATAATCGGGGAGGTTGATGTAGTCAAGAACACCTATATCGACTACTTGTCCCTTTTTCGGAGTAGAAGAGAATTTGAGTGAAAGAATATGGCTCTCGTTTACGCGATATGAGTCTCCTTTAGTAGGAACAATATCATATAGCATCTCATTTCCTCTACATGTGGATAATACATTTCTCGGGGTCGAATCGTCTCCCATAAGAATATCACCCGTAACTACATCTTGGACCATTTTTATAGATCCATCATACATGATAATAGGAGTATCTTTTCCTAGACACTTTCCCTGCCCGCACGGAAGACACAATACCCCATTTCCCTTGAAAGCACTGAGGGCCTCTTTTTGGTGGGGCCTAAGAGATCCCACAAAGTTCAATTCATGAGCAGGTTGTCCATTTGAGCATTCCACCTTGGGACTTCCTTCAAAGAATCTAGGAACGAGAAGACCGGTAGGTGTATCTCGGTAGACTTTAAAAGAAGGGGGCCTTAATCCTGCACATTTTTCAAGGGCCCTTACGGTAAGAGCCTTTCGGAGTTCAGGTGGAGTCAATACCATCTCCTTTTTAGTATACTTGAAGTTTTAAGTTCTAGAAAATAATAAGTATTAGAATAAAGGATGTCGTCTGATGACCCGACTCTTTCCATTTCTGTAGCGATAACAATATGTGTTATACTATTCATTTCAGCATTATTAATTTATTTATATACTAAACCAAAGTCCCCAAGTCCAGGTGTTTCACCAAGTCCAGGTGTTTCCCCAAGTCCAGGTGTTTCCCCAAGTCCAGGTGTTTCCCCAAGTCCAGGTGTTTCCCCAAGTCCAGGTGTTTCCCCAAGTCCAGGTGTTTCCCCAAGCCCCAGTCCCTCACCAAGCCCCAGTCCCTCACCAAGCCCCAGTCCCTCACCAAGCCCCAGTCCTAGTACCAGTGTACCAATCTTGTCGGGTTTAAGTTTTAATGCAAATTTTAATTCGGCTGATATTACGATTACATTTACAGGCCCAACTACTGGAACTTTTTCGGGAAACGATAATAGTTTTTTAGGTTCATTTAGTGGATTATTTGTATATACAACTTCTGGAAACACAATTATAGTTAGTCCATCTATACAAGTATTAGGTGCAAGTACATTTCAATGGTCTAATAACACTTTAAATACAAATGGTATTATCTTTACAAGAGTACAGACAAGTCCCTCACCAAGCCCAAGTCCCTCACCAAGCCCCAGTCCCTCACCAAGCCCCAGTCCCTCACCAAGCCCAAGTCCCTCACCAAGCCCAAGTCCCTCACCAAGCCCCAGTCCCTCACCAAGCCCCAGTCCCTCACCAAGCCCAGGTGGTTCTATAGTTCCACCTTTAAATAATTATTCAGTCACTTACAGTATAGGTACGTTTTCTTACATTACTATTCAATTTGGTACATATCCAAATGGAAAATATTCTGGCTATGATGACAATGGTAACGGTGATTTTTCTGGAACATTCACTTATAATACATCAGGTAATAAAGTAAATTTTAACTTAACTCTACCTCTAATAAATATTAATAATCTTACATGGCTAAATAATGAATTAGTTATAAGTTGATGAAATTAATGTCAGGATCTACGTTGTCCCAAAACTTTTTAGGACCAAGTAAAGGTCCCCTTCCCATATCTTTGTTTCGTATTCAAAATCAACTTCCTGTCCGACCTTTAGTTCGTAGACAGTCAAAACACCACTGGTCACTTTACACATTGGTCTACCGTATCTCCATTGGACCTTGTACTCGGACCCAGAAATCTCCAAGTATTTTCGTCCCCATCGATCAAAGAGTTCCTTGGTGATTTTGCCTTTCATTGGTACTTTTAGTTAGACTTGATACTTTAAATCTTGACCCATTTTAGGATGTTGTACATAGTAACATATGCGACTCACTCAGAGAGGTACTTTGATGTACTCAAAAAGAGTTGTCCTGGCATCATCGTGTTAGGAATGGGTACAAAATGGAATGGGTTCGGGGACAAGGCAAAAGGAGTCTCTGAATTTTGCAAGACAGTAAAACCAGATGATCTTGTGTGTTTTGTAGATGGGTTTGATTCAGTAGTCCTAGAAAAGGACGAAATAGAAAAGAGGTACAGGGAACTAGGTCAAGAACTTGTTGTGTCAAGCCCCAAATCTATAAGGTCCGTTTTAGAAAAGTACGTATCTGACAAGCTTTTCTCATCATGTGCAGAGGATGGAGGTCGTATAAATTCTGGAATGTATATAGGAACAGCAAACTCTATAATACAATTGTGGACCGGGTTCGAAGAAGGCGGAGACGATCAATTGCATGTTACAAAAAAATGTAAACATGTTTATATCGATACTGAAAACAAACTCTTTTATAATTATAGTGCTTCTGATTCTGCCGAAGTTCGTGAAGGTAAACTATACAAAGAAGGTCAAAACGCTCACATACCAATTATAAGTTGCCCTGCGCATGGTAATATAAATAACCTCCTTGGTAAAATAGGTTACAGTAATCTTCCTGATATAAAGGTTGATTACGGATACCGTATAAAAACATACGGAAAACTATTTTTACCAGAAATTGTTTGGCTCGTAGTCAGTATCCTCTTGTTACTCAAGCTCCGTAATAAGAAATTGGCCATATTGATTTCCTTTGTGAGTTTACTAGAAGTCATTAATTTTGAGGTCCACGTAAAACATCTTGATATACACGGGGTTCGTAAAATTTTATATTCTTTATTGGATTTCTTACATATAAGCATAGTAGCACTGGTTTTTTGGCTCATGTATAAATCAAATAACCTGAAAAACCTCTTGATACTTAATACTATATTCCTTATTATGTTGTTACTATTCTTCCATTTCAAAAAGTGTATAGTCACAGTTATTGAAAATAAAATGGCCGGTATAGACGATGACTACTTGTCAATATCTAGGGCAACTAGATTGGGATATCTGGTAGATGTTAATCAAAAATATAAAAAGGAAAAGGGCAAACCTACTTTTAAATGGATGGACGGGAATAAATTAATAGTATTTATAATTATTGTTCTGAATATACTTGCTCTTTGGAAGCTAAACTTTAAATCTTCACCCATTCTAGGATGTTGTATATAGTAACAGTAGCAACTCACTCAGCGGTAAATCACACAAGTTGTACATGGCATAAAATGTTTCTACCGAATCAGTCTCTATGTACTTCTTGAGGAGTCTGTTTGTTATGTTTTGTGTCTCTATAATCAAAATCTCTATAACCTTTGATCCCTTGTACTTGTATACCGCCGTAAATGTTTCAATCTTGGAATCTTCATCGACCCGAAGATGTATCCGAGCGTACCTTCCAAGATTGAACCACATTGGCCCTTGACACTTTTTATTTTCTATATGAAATCCATCAGATGTAATTGCGTCCCAGTATGTTTTATTTTGATGAATCAAGAGTCCCCCAGTGAGTTCACACAGTTTCTTGTCATAGTTTCTTGTATTCGTTATACAAGGGCCCGCGAGATTGCCTATAATCGTGCGAAATATTCCTGTCACCTTATGCACGTTTGATTGATTGATTATATTACTTGGGTAAAACGATGCCATATTAGTTTTTTATAGTGTTTATTTCTTAAGTATTTTCATCTTGGATTGATACTCCCTCAGTTCTCCTGCCGAAAGATCTGATACGTCTCCCGACTTGAGGGCCTTTAGTTCTGGTCCACTCAGAGAAATAGAATTCAGCCTGTAATCGATAAATGCTTCGCATGCAAAAGGCACAATAGGCTTTATGAGATCGAAAATCTTTTTACTAGGTTCTACAATCTCTGGTTGCGCGTGATATTCATCCATTCTGAGACGTAAAAAGTGAAACAGGTTGTGCAGATCGATCTTCCAATAAAATTCCGTAAAAGTACTCTGAGGAAGATGAACCCGCGCAAGTTCCCTTGATACTCCATTCTTTACGAGTTTTTCATATACCCCAAAAGCAGTTTCACATGATTCCTTTTGGGCTGATGTTAAAATCATATTCTCAAATGGCTCTTCTGATGCCTGTTTGTTTATCGATGATTGTTTACGGTACTCCTCTGGTATCCAATACTCTTTCTCAACGAGACTATAACGAGCCGAAACCTCATTTACACTTGCTGTACGGTGACGAAGCCATTGACGTGCTACAAATATAGGTACCCTGATCCTAAACTTAAACTCCACCATCTCAAATGGAGTTGTGTGCCAGTTCCGCATGAGATAACGAATGAGTTGACGGTCCTCTGAAGGTGTCTTTGTTCCTGCTCCATATGAAACGCGAGCAGATTGAACAATTGCTTCATCAGAACCCATAGAATCAATCAATTTGACTTCCATTCTTACCAGTTATTAGTTGTTTTCTTTTATTTAGTTGTAACCAACAGTCATAGAACCATCGGAGTGTTTTGTTGTTGGGAAAGCGCTTACAAAACCAGGGCATCCTCCATTTGCACAATCCACGTAATCGTAATCAGGAAACTTCTCGCGCTGCTTTACTGTGTATCTACAATTCATAGAACCATATATAGTACCTTTAGGAGCTTCTTGAACTGCAACTGGAACTTGGGCCTGTACTGTCTTCTCGGCCTTTTTGGGTCTCATGAAAAAGAAGATGGCAATTGCAATAATCAGACCAATCAATAAAGTTGCTGCTGCAATCATTTTAGAATTTCCTATTATTTTTATTCAGTCCCAAAAAGCACAAGTAAAATACTTTTTGGGGCCGAAGCCCGGTTTTTTGGGTTTTTTCTTAAATAAATGCTAGACCCCCCTCAGTTACTGAACGCTAAACCGCCCATGCCAGACTGGATGCGGAGGATGTTGTAGTTGATGGCGAACATGCGCTGCTGGAGAGCACTCACGCTCGGCTTGAGCACAACCTGGACCTGGGCATTATCAATGCGAGAGAAGTTGCAGGTGCCGGTTGGCTGGTGCTCCTCCGGCTGAAGAGCGAAGGAATAGCAGTAAATGCCTGGGTAGGGGTTGCCGGTGTGGTAGTAGAATGGCTGCATGAGGTTGAAGTACTTGCCGGGCTGCTGGGAGAAGCGATCCTGGCCGTTGAGAATGAGCTTGAAGGTGTACAGGGGGCCAACCTCGCACGGGGGGAGACCAGCTGCCTTGGCGCCGTAGGTGGTTGCGCAACCATCCTCCGTCCAGAAGACGTTGGCGAGGGAAGCAGTGCTGAGAACGCTGCCGTTGCCGCCAGCTGCGCCGGTGTAGAGGTGGGGAGCACCGATGTGGTGGGGCAGAACGAAGTTGTTGGAAGACTGGAAGAGGGCAAGGTCGGAGGTAATGTTGACGTTGGCGCAGTTGGAGGAGAAGTTCCACATGGAGTTGTAGTTGGTGGTGGTCTGGTAGTTGGTGTTGGTGTAGCACCAGATGAGCTCCTTAACTGGGTGGTTGTATGACAGGCGGATGAGAGCGGTCTGGGTGTTGGCGGCGACGCTAGATGCGATCGTGTCAGCGCCGGTGTGCTGGAGCTGCTCAATCAGGTACTCGTGACCCTTCTGGGCGAAGCGGCGGCGCTCCTCAGTGTCCAGGTAGACGTACTTGCCCCACACCTCGAAGGTGGACTGGAAGAAGTTGCCGAAAACGGTGGACAGATTGAAGTCCAGACGAACCTCGTGGTACTGGAGAGCAATCAGGGGAAGGTACAGGCCTGGGTTGCGGTTGAAGAAGAAGAGGAGGGGGAGGTTCACGCGGATATCGGTGGTCTGGATGCCAGTGACGTTGGTGTTACCGCAAGAGGTCATCTTGCCCCACTCGGCCTTGTCCATGTCATTGAGGAAGATCTCGGCATACAGACGCCACCATGCCTGGTAGTGCTTGTCAATGCGCTGGCCGCCAATGGTCAGCTCAAGATCCTGGATAGCGCGCTCGGCGACCCAGTTGTAATCGGGGTTCACGTTGTCGCTGGTGTAGTTAAGAACGCCGTTGCCAGAGAGGGACTTGGCAGAGGAGCTCAGGGCCGGGGAAAGGGAAACATACATGTTGCCGATCAGATCACCGTTGCGGGCGATGGTGACGGACACGCGATTGCCTGAGCCAACGGAGCCGTTGACAGTCTGGATAATGTTCTCCATAGCGAAGTTAGTGTGGCGCTTGTACACAGCCTGGAAGAAGGTCACCTTGGGCTGACCAGTCAGGTAAACATCCTGAGCACCGTAGGCAACAAGTTGCATTAAACCACCAGCCATTTTATAGTACGCCGAGAAAAAAAATGCGCCAAATAAACCCGAAAAAAAGACGCGTGTATACTAAATGTCTGCAACCAAGAACCCAGAAGAGCCCATTGATCTTACCGAGGAGGATGATGAGTTTGAGATCGGTGACGAGGAGGAAGGTTTCAATCCCCTGGAGGATCTTCTCGTCACAGACGATGGTGAGAATATAGCAAATGCCATTAAAAATTCAATCGACCGGGTCAGCAAGCACCTGGAAAATCAGAATAAGATTCTGATTAAAATTTTTGGGGTCCTGAACAAGAGTGGTCCCAATTAAAAAAATATGTATAGATACAAGTAATGGAGAAGGTGCATACTATAGAGAAGGAAGTTGCTCCTGAACACGCGAGGGAAATCAAGATGGAAATTCTCAAGTGTGAGGTTGACAAGTTCCAGCCTGAGGAACTCATGTCCTTTCTTGATAATATAGAAACCCAGATGGGCCTCAATTGCAAAGGAGACAAGTATATTCCTTTCAAGAGTCCCTTTGAACAATTTTTCAAGGCTTCTGAACGTGATGAGTCCGGACTTCCAATGAACATAGATCTGGACCGAGTCACCGAACAAAAGAGACGTCTAGTCAATCTCCTGTCTGTGCTGTACTATAGAAATAATGAATTGGGTCTGACTGAGGGTGATCGAGTCACACGACTCATTGAAACAGTAGATGATTATTATGAACTTGTGTTCCGTTGGTTTCGGGTCCACGAACGTATAAATAATCCTAATCTTGTTCCAATTAGTGGAGACTTTGATGGATCTCTCTTTCGGGTTCAGACGTTGGGTGGGGCTGAAGAACAGGCTGATGAAGAAGAAAAGTCTTCATATCAGAGGCTTCTGTTGTACTTTTTCAATGAACTGAAGCGACAGGGACTCAAGAGATACAAGGGCCAGTGTTGTAAACAGATTACAATTGGGCCATATACTACCAGGGCCTGGAAATCAATCATGGAAATCAAAGACTTTGTATATATGAGTACTCAAAAGGAAGACAAGTATGATATGTGGAAGAACCTTACTGCTAGGCCTGGAAATGTAAAAGAATCAATCAATCACCTTTCAAACTGTATGGATATTCAGTTTCCTGAGATCCAAAAGAATCGCCATGTCTGGTCTTTTAGAAATGGTATATTTGTGGGAAAGGAATGGGACGGTGAAATGTATACGACCAGATTTTACCCCTACGCGAGTCCTGAGTTTCTGAATCTTGATCCCACAATAGTAGCCTGTAAATTTTTTGACCAGGAGTTTGGGGATCATTCAGGTACAGCTGATTGGTACGATATTCCAACGCCTCACTTTCAATCTGTTATGGATTATCAAAAGTTCCCTGAGGATGTGTCTCGATGGCTTTACGTTTTTGCTGGACGCATGTGTTTCGATGTAAATGAAATGGATGGCTGGCAAGTCATAGGATTCCTGAAAGGTATTGCGGGCTCTGGTAAATCGACTATCATCACAAAGGTTATCAAAAAGTTTTATGATAATGAAGATGTGAGGACTCTCTCAAATAATATTGAAAAGAAGTTTGGGCTCTGGAGTATCCATGAGGGTCTTATGTTTATTTCTCCTGAGGTCAAGGGAGATCTGGCGCTTGAACAAGCTGAATTCCAATCTATGGTTTCCGGAGAGGATGTATCGATTGCCCGTAAAAACGAAAAGGCTCTGAGTAAGACATGGACAGTTCCTGGTATTCTGGCTGGTAATGAGGTCCCGAACTGGAAGGATAATTCTGGGAGTGTCCAGAGACGCGTTGTAGCCTGGAATTTTACGAAACAGGTTATGTGTGCTGATCCTCACCTGGATGAGAAGCTCGAAGTTGAATTGCCTAGTATCCTTCAAAAGTGTGTAAGGGCCTACCTTGAATATTCGAGGAAATATAGGGACAAGGATGTATGGTCAGTCGTCCCAAAGTATTTCAAGGATGTTCAGAAACAGATTTCTTGTGTCACAAATACTCTTCAGCACTTTTTGGAATCAGAAAAGATACAGTACGGTTCGGACAAGTTTGTGCCTCAAAGGTTCTTCCTCAGTGTGTTTACTCAACACTGTACCGAGAACAATTTGCGGAGGCCCCAATTCAATCCGGATACATATGCTGGACCATTCAGTTCGAGGGAACTCATTGTCAAGACCGAAACTGTTCAGTACCGTGGGAAGATGTATCCAGCTCAGGCTGTTATTCACGGTCTAGACATTATTCAAGATCAGCTAGATAATTTTACCGGTGACTTTTAAGAAATGGCCGAAGTACTTGCAGATTATGGAAAAATAAGGACCTATGGAACTGCCGCATGTTCTATATCAATTGCTATTATAGTCGTCATCGTAGGAATTGTTATTCTGAGGACCCCGAACGTCTACACAAGTACAGCTACAGCAACAACCAGTAATGTAAATTGTAGTTCGTCTCCACCTGCGACCTGCTCTTTAAGTGTAACTTTTAGCCCTGGGAGCACTGGGAGTCCCAACTCGATAACAGTCCAAAATGTAACATGGTCAGGGTCTGTTGCAAACGGGGCCAAAGTTACAATTTACTACGACCCCAAGGATCCCACAAAGTGCGCGCAATCACAAACAAATCCCAAATTCGGATGGTTCTTTATCCTGTTTGGAATACTTATGTCCCTTTGTGGTTCATCTGTAATAGCCGTATTTTCTAGACTGTCTTCTCAGTCTCAGGCTGTAGTAGGAGGCGTTGAAGGAGTTTCTAATTTAGCTGGAGCCTTTGGAAATCGCAACTGAAACTTCTTTACAAAACTGAACAAGAGCCGGAAGAACCTCATTGTCCCAAAAGTCATCATCACGTGATATATCAGTGGAGTTTACTTGGTTATTAAACTGTTCAATGTGCCGTGCTTGGTCTAAATCAAGCATCTGAAGGTACGTTTGGATCTGAATGTACTCATACTCGGGAACCTTCTGGAAGAGACGTCTCGTACGATTCTTGATTTCTACGAGGACCCTGGTTCCATCTGATTTTTCCTCAATACGATCAATACGACCTACGATTTGAAAATTTTCCCAAATATTCAGTTGATAAAAAGACTCATCGCGTATGAGCTTGGTCTTTTCATCTGCTTCGACCTTTTCGGAAGTCTTGTCCTCTGAACGAATTCCGTGAGTAGTATAAACCTTTGATCGCACGTGCTCAGTGACTTCAGTTTTTTGTGCAGTTGTCAGACTCGAATCAGACTGGATTTGGACTCGGGCCTTTTCAAAAATTTTGGTAACCTCATCGGACGATTTAGCGTGGACCGATACGGCCTCAACCAGTACTTTCTGGGCCTCGACTGACGACCCAAGAGCTTTTTCGGCCCGATCGGTCTTTGTTTCCCCAGTAAACGTAGAAGGGGAATACTTTTTCCAGATTTCGTCCCGGACTTCTCCCGGTGTTTTATAAGGATTCTTTCCTATGACGGCCGCGACCTCACTTGCTTTGATGATGATGCGCTTCATTGATATTTATGAGTCCTGAGCCTTTAAGACTCACGAGAAATCAATCTCACATATTCCATGAGCCCTTTTGTAAAGTACTTGGTCCCAAAACTTTTTCATCTTGGGAAGTGCCTTTTCGAACCAAACGCGGTCTCTCGGAACTCGAATAATTTTTAGTACATCTGTAGGCTGATGGTACTGTACAAAATCACACTCTTCAAGATCATTAATATCCAAAAGAACTTGGACTTGAGGAAAGTAATAATCAGGGATCTTATTACACAATTTATTAGGACACTTGATCTCAACGAGAATACCTGATTCCGTTATTCCATCTACGGACCCTCCGAGCCACTTATATACTGGGTGCGGTTCGAGTCCAAACTCATGGGTCTTTGAACCGGTCCGTTCGTCATAAAGATCCCTGACCATAGGTTCTAGATCAATTCCCCTTTGAGTATTTACATTAGGCCCCTCAACTTTCTTGTATCCGCACTTGTCAAGAAGAAGTGCGTCTGGGCTTTTAAAGTGGTTTTGTCCAAGAGCTGCCGCCACGTCACTTGCGGTAAGCATAGTTCCTCTCATTTCGAACCATTCCTTGCTTCGCTGTTCGGCCTGGGGACCTTTTGACAGCAGTTCTTGGACCCTTGGGTGCATTCCTGTTATTTCCTGGTGTGTTGTTTTTAAACAGTTTATGTATACCTTTTACGCATTGGAATCTGGTGCCCACGTGCCCTCAATTTTTTTCAATAAATCAAGGGCTGCATTCTGTTCTGCTTGTCGTTTATTCTTTGCGGAACCTCTTCCAGTTTTCTGGTTGACCGAAACGCTCACATAGAAAATCCCATCCGAAAACTTGTCAATAATATATGTAGGTACCTCGAGCGATCTTTGTTGGCACCAACGCATCAATTGATCTTTGTAGTTATCGTCACAGTTTATATCAACTGGATACCTGTCCAGAAGTCCCAATACAAATACACGAGTGTGTATAAGACCCATATCAAGATACATAGCACCTATGAAAGCCTCTAGGACATCCTCCATAATCTTTGGATTACGATTCCAGCCATTCCGTAGGCCCTTTTCATCCATACGTACCCATTGCCACAATCCAAGTTCGTCTGATATACGTGCAAGAGTCGTTCCTCTTACTATACGTGTTCTGGCCTTTGTAAGGAATCCCTCGTGTTCCTCAGAGTTGTATTTATCAAAAAGAAATTTGGTAACAATAAAATTAAGAACCGAATCACCCATAAATTCGAGGTTTTCGTAAGATTCTCCATCTGGAAAATCTTTCAGTGCGGATTTATGAGTAAATGCAGTTTTGTATAGGTTAATATTTCCTACTTTTGTACCTGCTATTTTTTCAATGTCACTCCTCTGCATTCTTTCTTGTTATACTCTAGGAGTTTTTCTTTTATGCCAGAGCACGGATAACTGGGCGACCAGTCTTCTTTACTACAGGAGTCTCTGGGGTCTGGACCGGGGCCGGGGCCGGATCGTCCTTGATGTAATGATCCTTCATATAGCGCTGGATATTCAGGTAAGTGATGTCAACTCCCTCTGGTGGCTGAAGAAGATCACGGAGATTATCATCCAGCTTAATCTTCTGACCCTCCTTGAGGTTATTCTCAGTTGCGTACTTGTTGATGCACTTGGTAACCTCTGAACGAGAGATTGTGTCACCCGGAGCCAGCTTCAGGAAAACACGAAGCTTCTCCGAGATCTTGAGAGGACGCTTGAAGCTGTTATTCTCTGAGCGCTTCTTAGCCTTCTCACCTGACGGATCCTCAAGCAGCTGGCGAATTTTGCGCATCTCCTTGTGAAGTGACTTGATTGCTGTCTCTAGGCTCTCCATAGTTGCCATTTCTAATAATGTTACGTAGTTTATCTTTAACCCCTGGAAAGATCATAATTATCAGGATTGGAATTACAAATTTAGGTATAGGAAGGATTAAAGCAAGTAATATGATGATCCAAAGTCTCATTCCATAAACTTTTGCATCTAAAGTTTTTTGAATTTCAGGCGGGAAGAAAAGTTCTGGTAACTTGGGAGTTGATATTTTCGGAAAAGGTGCAGGTGCTGTAGGGGGTTCATATGCTCTTGAATCTACTAGATTCGAATCCATCTACTGTAATAAAGGAATATTTTGTTTATCTAGTAGAAATGGAATACAGTGAGCCTACAAAACTTCCAGACGGTCGTTACTTTGTTCGAATCTCAGATAAGAATGGAAGAATTTTTGAACAGATTAACCGGGCTGAAGTCAGTACAGACAATTGTTTCAAGGTACATGCCCAAGCTCAGCTCAAAAAGTATGATGATATTATTATACAGCAAGCAGTAACCTCAAGTGAGTCATGGTTCTCTAAGAAGCTCGATGAATCATTCTTACGTGGGGTGTATGAATCCTCAGTGAGTGATGATGGTATCCTGGAAGCCCCATTTGCCAAAATAAAAGGGTCTGTAGTTGCTATTGCCTTTGATACTGAAAAGGAACGTGTAAACTTGTCGACATCTGTAGTTCCAGGGTCTTCGTGGGATATTGTGATTGAACTTGTAGGTATATGGTTTCTCAAGAAGACATTCGGTCCAGTGTGGAGGGTCATACAACTCAGGCACAGTAAAAACAGGGCCTCCACAGTTGTGCCTAAAGATTATATGTTCAGTGATGAGTCCGAAGATCCCGGTCACCAGGAAGATGACTATGAGGACATTTGAAGAATTTTTTCCCCGTTGATTATAAAATGAAGTTGAGCGCTGTCAACATTGCAATGTTCGTGTTGGCAATATTTGTTATTTACGTGCTCGTGAACGGCAAGTCTGGGTTTAGCCCGATGAAGATGTCTTACTTCCAGCTTGAGGGCGCTCCCCTGGACTTTGACGCTTCCTCCAGCACCAAGAGTTCTACAGGTGGAAGCGTGTCCGCAGCTCTGCAGCCAAACGAAATTCCAGTCACTGAGGATTTTGCCCAGTTCAACACTGATTACATTCTGAGCAGCCAGAACTACCTCGACCCCCGTAACCAGATTGGGTACCCAGAGACGGTCGGCGGCACTCTCCGTAACTCTAACCTGCAGATGCGTTCAGAGCCAGCCAACCCCCGCGATCCAGTAAGCATATTCAACCTGAGCACAATTGTTCCAGAGCAGATGAGACCTGCTTTCGAGATTGGTAATTAAAGCTAAGGCTGGTTAACTCTTTAAAATGAGTGAACTGAAATCCACAATCGAAGAATGGGTCGCTTTGAAATCACAGATTACGGAGATCCGTAAGGATGTTTCAGTACTTGTAAAAAGAGAAAAGGCTCTTTCAGAGGTAATAAAGAATACAATGACCAGTAATGATGTTGAGGACATTAAACTTGGCGAAAAGAAGGTTCGTCTTCGCACAAAGGATGCACGAGGCGGAATTACAAAAGAAGTTATTAAAAACGGACTTACTACATATTTCTCAGGTGACGTAGTTAAAGTTGAGGGTGCTATGAAATCTATAATAGACAGTGCTCCTGTCAAACAAAGATCTTCTTTGTCTTTGCTCGGAAAATCAAATGGGAATCAATAGCGAGTACAGCGGAGACTATTATTTTGACGATGATTGGTACTTGCCAGGAGAAGAGGAACTCGAAACTGTATCCCCTTACGAAGACTGGACCCGTGAGGATCTTGAGGATCTTTACAGTACAGAGCTTATGAACATGTGGTTTTTGGTGATTGAGGATTTCCCCAAAAAATCATATCAGTCATTTTGTGACTTTTGCCTCGATCCATCAAATCCAGCAGAATTCAATGAACCACCTGAGTATGTGATATCCTTGTGGACAGCGCTTACTCATGAGGCTGGTTTTCTTCTGGAGGACAAGACAGTTGGTGATTTTTTTGTATACTTATACAAATGATGAACATTGACCTGCGTAGCCCTAAAGTTTTCACGCCCGCGATTTTGTTCGCAGTCCTCAGCTCCGGAATGGTTCCTCTGGTGAACAAGAGCCAGACTCACTTTGGAACTGGTCTTCTGTTCAATGCCCTCATCTTCACGGTGATTTACTACATTGCAATCACTCTCTTTACAAACATAAAGGGAATGACCCCAGCTGACATATTAGTGCCTCTTGTACTGTTCATGCTTCTTTCCCCCGGTGTTCTTCTTACTATCCCCCCAGGTTCCCGCGGCCTTTTCATGTCAGGTCAGACAAGCGGTAACGCAGTGATTGTTCATAGCGTAGTGTATGCTATTGTGTACGCCGTGCTCCGTGGAAAGTTCGCCAAGTACTATTAAGTGCGCGTCTCTATACAATTAAAAAACTAAAAATAAATAATAGATGGTCAAGTGTCTGATTTTAGGATCAGGCGGAATGGTTGGTATAAAATTTATAGGAGTTCTTGTTCGTTTACATGAATTAGGGGTCCTAAGTGACCTCGAGGAAATATCAAGTGCGTCTGTTGGGTCTCTTATAGGTCTCTTGTATATTTTTCATAGAGGAGACCTATCAAAGGTAATAAAGACTGTATTTGAAATTGATATTAAAAATTACACAAAGACCAATATAAAGAACCTACTTTACAAATATGGTCTCATAGATACCTCAAAACTTGAAGGAAAGATCCTTGATCTACTTGGGGGCACAGATTTTACATTTAAAGAACTTTACGAGATAAATCCTATCAAGTTTTATGTGAGTTCATATGAGGTCATGGCAGACAAAACTCTTTACATGTCAGTTGATAAGACCCCAGATCTTTCGGTCGTGAGGGCAGTTCTACGGTCTATAAGTATACCTTTTGTGTTTGTCCCTGAAATATCCCAGACTCAGATTTTTCTAGATGGTTCTACTGTAGAGGCAAACCCATATGAACCATTTTTGAAGTTTGCGCCAGATCAAGTCATGGAATTGCGCGTATGTGAAAATGATAATTCAAATGGGAACAAAACTCCTACGAGCCTGTTAGGCTACGTTGTTATTATAATGCTTAGACTACTTAGGAATAGTAGAGCAGGTTTCGATAATTTCAAAAGAATCAACGTGGATTATACATCTAATGAAATATTAAATTTTGGGGCCACATACGAAGAAAAACTAAAAATGTATACCGATGGGTATTCTACCGGCGTGGTCTGTCTCTGATAAAGGTAACAGCTACATGACCTGTTTCATCTACAAAACTCATATTGTCTCCAGAAACACGGAATAAAATTCCATTCATTGGTACTCTAAATGACCCCAAAGAACTATCAAACGTATAGGGCATTTCTGGTCCGAGTGATCGGGGACTTGAGCCGGATACATCAAATTGAGTTACTCCAGTGGCTGTTATCTTAAACGCAACTGGGTAATTTTGATCATAATACATGCCAGGAGGTGCTGGGATCGGAGAAGGACTTGGGGATGCGACTGGGCTTGGTGATGCGACTGGGCTTGGGGAAAGGCGAGGTGAGGGACTTGGAGATGGACGGGGTCTGTCTCGTATCAAGGTAACAACTACATGACCTGTGTCATCTACAATAGTCATAGTGTCTCCAGAAACACGGAATAAAAT